ATTGCTCGGGGCGAGGATTGTTCTGTTACCACTAGCAGTTAAATTAAATACATTGCCTAGTGCGGCATCTAGGGCTACTGTAGCCCCGTCTGTGAGGGTTACGACCTTTTCTAAGACACTGCCACCAGTGGCAGTAAGTCCACCTACAAAAAGCCTGTCTGTTGTCTTGCTATATGTAAGCCCTGCATCACCTGCAAGCACCCCACTGTCGTTAAACTGGACTTGTGTGTTAGAGCCACCCGGAGTGACGGGGGTAACGCTACCACCTATATCAACGTTTATTCGTCCACTATTTCCGTATGTTGCAGATACACCCGCACCGGTGAAATTGAGTTCGGTAAAGTGTTCGGTGATCCTCGTACCCTCATCTAAGATAACAGTTTGATTAGCACCGCCAAACGCATAACCCTGAGGATTAGTACCGTATTCATCAACTATTTTAAGAGCTTTTGTAAGCCCTTCAATTTGCTTCGCTTTGATTTTTTTATTAGCCTCGTTTACCTTTTCTACCACCTCGTCAGGGGTATCAGTTACCGCGACCTCCCTTACTTCATTAGTAATTATAGGTGTTTCACGAATAACCTCTATTTTCTCTATAATTTTTTCAACGATAGGAATTTTTATATTTTGTCCTATTTCTTTTTTGTCAGCCTCGGTTAGCACATAATCAACACCATCTTTTATCCCAAGTTTTTTCTTGAAATCGTCCTTGTTTATTTTTATTTTTATATCTCGTCTAGTCATCTAATTCCAAAGTTACAGTTATCTCATCTGGCTTTTTCATTTCAGTAAGTAATTCAGTCAGTAGCTTATTCGTAGCAGTAAAATCAGTTTTTGGAAAAGCTGGTGTTTCTTTACTAGCGATATTTTTTAACACAATGTTTGAAGCTAACACCGCACTCTTTACTTCCTCAAGTTTAGAGGACGTTTTTCTTTGGCTATCAACCAAGCTAGTGAAGCCAATCACAAGGTGATCCTTATCCTGAATAGAAGTCTTTAATTCGCCAAGAAGCTGGTTTGTCTTATCAGCCTTGCGAGAAATGTCATTGACCGCTTCAACTGTATTCTTTGAAGTGAGCGCTAACTTGTCCTCGTTTGATTGGTGAATGGGGTGTTTCATCTTGATTGCATTAACTCTTTAATCTGTTTCGCTACAACTGACGTGATGATTTTCTTCTTTACTAATTCATCGTAGAGCTTGTCTTGGTCTGCTTCGCTCGGCAACTCCAATATGTAGTCAAGAACACGCTGTGCCCTGTCACCATTCGTCACGCCAAACGCACGAAGCTCCCTATCTTTCTCAGTGATACCAAGTTTACGGTCACGGCCGATAGTCTTAAGCTTATCAGCTAATTTCGGATTGTCTTTTTCTAACTGTGTAAAGCGATGGTCGCCTTCTGATTTAGGAAGCGCAAGAAGTTCGTCGTATGTCCTCTCTGCTTCTTTATTTAACTTCTGAGCTTCCTCTGCTCTGTTAAAATACTTGTCTGATTGTGGACCTGCGTACTTGCCAAACAGTCTTGCCTGTATTTTTTGCCCCGTAGTTTCTCCTACTTTGAATTGAAGATTGCCACCCTTGTCGAATGAGCCACCTTGTCTGACGGCTTGATCACCCAAGAAAGACTTTTTGATTTGAGGACCAGCGGGGACATATCCTAAAAATGATTTTCCGACATCTATCGCCTTTGTTTTAAGTTCGCGCTGGTTGCCGTACTTGTCAGGTGTATCTAGTGCGGCCTTTCCTGTCTCAACTATAGGGACTAACGCCGGTGGTGCACCTATCCTATAAATAGGGATTAGCTCTCTTGGCTCCATTCCAAATGCCCTTCCGATTGTGTACACAAACACTGTTCCTGCCGCAGCGTATCTTAATAAGCCAATTACATTTTTCACTTTTTCTTTTCCTGTTACCGAACCTTTTGCTTTTTCACCCAAAAATTCCATTTGTTTCATTGTAAACGTCTGAAATTGCATAACGGTCTTTGCGATGTTACTAGACATACCGACAGGAGTATCTACAGAATCAAAAGAAAATTGTGTCTTACGAACGATACCTTTGGCGTATTCAATAGCTTCGTCTATTGATTTTCCCGCAGACAGAGCTTTAGACTTAGCTCCAAAATAAGCCGCACCTCGGTTGATATATTCTGCGCCTTGAAACATCGCAAAAAGTCCCTTATCCATTCTCTCTATTATTTTTGCTGTCGAAGAAAGCACACGGTCTTGAATAAACCCTGCATTTAAAACCCCCTCTCTTATAAGTTCTTCTCTTGCACCCTTTTTAAAGAGTCCAACATAACCAAGAGTTGTATATTTTTCACCGAGTTCAGAGTAAGTATTTGCCCCTTGCGAAAGATTACGTAAAGCAGAACCCAGATTAAGACCTAATCCAGCACGAAAAGATATTCGCCTCAAAAACTGACTGATAGAAGCCACGGGGCGCTGTCCGAATTTGTAACCCAATGGAGATGACTTAAGAAAATTATCAATAGACTCCTCTATTTCAGATGGTCGCATGTTGATATTTTCTACATATCTTTGGACATATTTAAACTGCGATTTTTCGATATTCGCCATTTCCAAAGACTGACCAGTTTTCGCCTGCATCTTCTCCAGCACAGGATCCATGTGTACCTTGCGAGTGGCACGCTTAACATAAGCATCGAGCGCCGCCCAAGTGTCTTGTTTGTAGCCCTTAGCACCAAGCCTACGAAGCATAAAAGGATTGTAGACAGAACCCGGGACTTTATCGGCAATTATCTTGGCAAGTTCTTCAGGAAATTCCTTAGCCAAAAGTTCCTCATCAAAAAGACGGGTAATATACTCAGAAACACGCTGTGATTTTGGCAACTTCAAACGATCCGCCCACTGTTCTAACCACGCTCTTATCTCCAGCGCCACTTGTTTCTCATCTGGCCGTAGGTCAATAGCTTGACCGTCTAGGTATTTAAATATACGTTCGTTGCTTTCTTTCGGTACACGCTTTGCCCATTCGGTGTTCTTGGCTATGTTCTTAGGTAACTCTTTCCAGTAAGCGTCCATTGCTCGGCGCAATTCAACTACGTTTTTACCAAAACCAATTTTAGCCATAACTCGGTCAGGAGTCCGAAGAAAAGTGTCAATAAAATTAACTTTCTTTGTAACAGGAGTAACTGTCTCTGATATAATCTTATGTAATGAAACCCCATCAGGAATCTTTCCTCCAGCCATTATATCTATTGCTTGCTTCGCTTGTATTTCTATTGACTTGGCCTCTCCTTCTGACATGGTTCTACCTACTAAAGCCTTTGAGTTTGGAATGGTCTGACTACTTTGCTGGCTTATTTGTGGTGGCTTGGTTTGTTTTTCTATTTGTCTTGTCGTCTTGAGATTGTTTTCAAGAGTTTCTTTACGAGCAAAATACCCAGGGTCGTATTCAGCGCGATTGGTGGTTTTTCTTTCTATATATTCCCTCGCTACCTTCCGCTCACGTTCAGCGAACAAGCGATCAGTTTCCTCTTTTGCTAATTGCTTACCGCTTTTCTTGGGTTCTCTATGAGGACTATTAAAATTAATATACCCACCTTGTGCACCTCCACGCTCATCAAAGAACCTTTTTATGGTATTCTTAAATGATGATCCGACTGGACTTTCTAATTGTGGTTGCGTTGATACTGGTGATTTTCCTGATGGTGCTTTCAGTGTAGGTGCTTCGCTTTTTATTATCGCTTTTATCTCCGGCGTGAGTCTGATACCCTGCTGGGTTGTTGTTTTGGTTGTATTCTTATCTACCGGCAACCCCATATCCAAGTTCTCTACCTTTGCTCCTGTGAGGTCTTTGACTATGTTACCTACTCGTTTGTCGTAGAGAGTATTAGCCCATTCACCACCAAACTTTAGTCCGTCACCTGAGAGAGTGCCTGATTCCTTTTCCATGATCTTGTCTGCAAGACCTTTGCCGAGGACTTCGTCTAGCTTTTTGCCCTCCCATTCGTCACTTGATGGAGCAAGGTGTATTTTCCCGTCTTTATTTAGGTATACTTTTATTGTTTCTTTTTTGCCAGTGGGGGTAAGCGTAATTGATTTTTTATCGCCAGCCATTTTCCACTCCACATTATCCAGCTTCGTCGCCAAATCATACCTCGCACTTGTTTGTTCTCCGTTTATCCAAGCGAAGTATTCACTGTTAGAGTCTACAGCTTCTTTGAGGGCACGCTTAACAGAAGTCTGTTGCCAGTTTTTGAGGAGTGGGTTGTTGGGGACACCACTTTTAGAGTCGTGGATTGCGTTCATTTTATCCCCCAGTTCATTTATCTGATTTTGTATTTCAGGTGTGCGAGTTCCACTAGCATTTGGATATTTGTCCGTTAAACTTTTAATTTGATTCTCTAATATTAAAGATTCAGCGTCAGGATTTTCATACTGAAACCCCTTACTCCTTCCTTCCCTCGCCCAGTCGCTCTGTAGCTCCTCCATAAAGGTTACTTTCTTGCCTTGATAGGTTCTTTCGTTGAGGCGTAGGTGAGAGATGATGTTTGGTTCATCCCAGTGAGAGGATTTGAAAATATTAGGGATTGTTTTTTGTGATTCTTTTAATTTAATATATTTAGCAACATCTTCTGGCGAAGCAGTACCTTTTTGGAGTCTTTGCATTTCTATTACATTTTGTTCTCCTACATTTGGTGCCTTAATCAATATCTCCTTGTAGTTCTTACCATCGGGGAGTTGGAATGAGGAGAATTTGGTGGGTGCTATTTTAGAATCAACGTGTCGTTGTGCTAAAATAGTCGCTTCCTTAAAAGTCTTAGCATTTCTTCCGAGAATAATATTATCGCCAGTACCAAACAAAAAGAAGTTATCTTTTTCTGGTCTAATTGTTATATTTCCTGCTGTAAAATCTCCATTACTACCTTTTTTGAATTCCAAGCCTACTTCTTTTTGTCCCTTCACCGTTTCCTCCGTTCCTTTCAGCTCTGGTGCAAAAGTTTTAGCTTCACCGCTCTGAGCGTTGTTCATTACATTCTGGGCTTGGCTTTTAGATACAATATAAGTCTCTCCGTCTTTGAGAGCTACCTTGTTGCCTTTAAGTTCGTAAGGAGTTAGAGCTTCGCCTGCTGGGATAACTGACTTGTTTCCATAGATGTCAGTAACAGGCACATCTCGTTTGAGGTTGATGTCAGGGTGCTTGGTTATGATGTCTTGTGCTGATAGACCTTTAGCCGCACGGAGAGACTGAGCTACGTCTGGATCAAGAGCTGAAGTAGCTTTAGGAAGTGTTCCTTTGGCCTTAGTAGTTTGAGAGGTGGGAGTGTAAGAAAAAGTATTTGGCGGATTGTAGTTTTTTCCATCTACATTTATATTCACTCGAAAATCTTGTTTTCCCATAACAGAATCTGGTTTTCCGAGAACTTCTTTTGTTGCACCAATCCTATCCGCCACATACTGCTGTGCTGTGAGGCCTTTAGCCACTGCCTCTTTGGCAGGTAAGAGGTTGGCAGTCTCACTAAACTCTACCTGTCGGATTGTTCTGTTACTACGGAGTATTGACGTTACTTCGTCAACAGTATCTGTTCTAACAAGTTTCTCTACAACGTCATCACTATAGTCTCCAATTTTTTTGAGTAAGTTTTTTATGACAGAAAAAGATTTTTCTTTGGCAATTTTATCAAGTACAGTACCTTCGCCTCCAACAGGATTGACAAAACCAAGAGCAAAGTTCATCTGGTTTTTTGGGGAATAAGTGTACCCAAGTGTTTTCCCTTCCTTATTTTTAATTGGGTAGTCTTTTTTTCCTAGGAGTCTTTCCTGATGTTCCTTTGTACCAATTGTAGAAGCATGTTTTATAATGGGTTCAAAACTTCCTTGTACTCCCATATCAGCTATCGCACGAACGCCCGGTACAGCTTCACTTACTTTTTGTCCAAAATTAATAAAGCGACTTTTCAAGTCAGATAACGTATTCTTAAACAACCCACCAAAACTTTGCGCTTTCCTTGCCTCTTCTTGTGCCTGTTTAGCTTCAAGGGCGAATTGCCCATACCGACTACCAGTGAAAGGTAGCGGTGTTTTCTTTTCGATAGCAAGGTCGCTTTGTGCTTGGAATAGACTATTTCTGCCTGCTATAACGTTGCCTTGTAAGTCACGGATGATACCTGAATCTCTATTTTGAGCGTTCGGTACAGTGCGCAAGTTAGCAGGGTTATTAGAGCCTGAAAGAGCCAAGGCCATTTTGTGGTCTATTTGTGTTCTCTTGTCACTGTCACCAATACGAGGATCACGAGGATTGTAGAAACTATCACGAGGTGTTGTTGTAGCTATCCTAGGGTCAAACTGCGTCGCCACACGCTTATAGTCCGTAGTAGTAGAAGTGTCGCCCGGATTACGATAGGCAAAGAAAGGACGACCAGACGTATCTCGCTCGTCAGAGAAGCCTAAAGAAGTGCCACGTGAGTCCACAGAGGCGTGGTATTGCTGTTGTGGCCGTTGTCTTGAAATGGTATTGGCAAATATACCACCACCTTTTGGCTTTTGTTTGGTCTGTCCTCCTAATGTATTGTCAAATATACCCATAGTTTTATCCCCTCCAATTTCCACCGCTACCTGTTGGTCTTAAATATGCTGGGACTGTTGGGTCATTCGGATTAAGGTAAGAGTTTGACGGAAAGTAATTTAGAAATTCGCTTCTCGAACCGCCGCCGTCAATCCAGTCACGATATAGATTCGTATAAAGAGCGGTATCAACAAATCCATCAGAACCTCGACTCTGTTCAAGAGCAGATGTCCCTTGGTCAATATCAGACGATGAAACTCGGAATTTAGGAGTTGTTTTCTCTCTATTAGCTTGATTTATTCTCCTCTCGTTTTGTGCATAATCAAGACCATAGCGTCGCACGTCTTCTTGATACTTTCGTTCATCTCGCTCTCTGTCTTGTTTATCTTTCAAATCAGACTTTCTTTCTTTACGTCTGGAATCATATCGGCTTCGTTTGTTCTCTAACGAAGTTAGTCTTTGTTTTGAGACATCAATAGCAGACTGACGTTTTGCTTGTTCACGCGATAGTTGTTGCTCTAGTGGGATTTTTTGTGTGGCTAGAGTGCCTAATCCAGTCTGAGCTTTTTCATATAGAGCCTTATCCTGTCCGGTAATGAACCCTGCAGGAATAGGCTGATTTTTTACATCTGCTGACTCCGATCTGTATTGTGCGTTTATTGCCGCACTTTGTGCAGATAAAGCGTCGATTCCTGTTTGAGCTTGAACCTCACCCTCTGATTCTCGCAAAAGTCTTTCGTAAGCCCTTTCAGCTTGAGCATATTCTCTATCAGCTCTTTGTTCTTCTTGTCCAGCTACATTTCTTTCTTCTTCTGTTCCGGCAGTTGCAAGAGCCTCTTGTGCCGCTTGCAGTTGTTCACCAAGAGTTTTCAGTTGCGCGATATTAGCACTCTGCTGTTCTGACAATTGACTAGGCTTAATAGGGTTACTACTACCGGGCAAGGTATAGGATTCTGTTCTTTCAGTAGCAGGAGAGCCCTTTTCTTCAGTGAAAGTTGAAGGAGTATCAGTAGGTCGTTCAGGAGGGCGAGGTGTCATAAAATCTGTCGCGGGACGTGGAGCAGAAACAACCCGACCTCCTATCGCACCAAGCGCGTTTGCTGACTGATTACTACCAAACTGACGACGGCGAGGTGTAACAGGAGCAGGAGTCATAAAGTCTGTCGCAGGACGAGGTGTAACAGGAGCAGGAGTCATAAAGTCTCTCGCGGGACGAGGACGAGGTGTAACAGGAGCAGGAGTCATAAAGTCTTTCGCGGGACGGCGAGGTGTAACAGGAGCAGGAGTCATAAAGTCTGTCGCAGGACGAGTTGACAATGACTTGATTGTCGGAGTTCTATATTGTGTTGGAATATTTCTTGAACTTTTTGTAACAGCTCTTTTTATTGCACTTACCGCACCGCCGACAGCACCCTTAACTCTGTCCCTAAAACTTCTTCTTTTATCTGTTTTTGCCATATTAGTATTATTATTTTATAATCCTGCTGTTAAAATTCCATCGGTGAACGTAATCTGTGTTGTTGCAAGTCCTCCATTTGTATTCGCCACAAAGCACGTCTTCACTCCCGCCTGTGGCACGACTGTCGTAATCGCACCTGCACCCGCGCCTTTCAAAATCCCACCAGACGTAATGGTATTCACTCCAGTTCCACCCTTCGGCACCGTCACCACTGCGGAAAGAGCGGCGTCCGTTAATTGCCCACCACCTGATGTATTCGTATGGTTATGTTGAGCGTTAGAGAAATCTGCAATTATCGTAACCACACTTTCGACTGTCCTAAACCTTGTGATACCCGTCCAGTTAGCTAAAGCCGCCGCAATAATTTCACGTACCTCCTCGTCAGTTACGAAGTCTTTGCTTGGCGCGGGGATATTATTTTGTTTGAATTTTGGCATGTTATTTTATTACTGCTCATCGTCTGCGGAATCGATCTTCATTCTTATCGGTAAAAGTATCGGCATACTTGTTGTGCCTGTGTGCAGAATTTCTATAAAAAAGTTATTCTCGCCTGTACACGCAAGTAGCTCCCCTGCCTTAAATAATACCTTACGCTTTGAAGGATAATTAGTGTTGTTGATTGTCGTGAGAGTCACGCTGGAAGAAGCGTCGTCTAAATGTACTTTGACTGTGATTGTGGTATTTGCGTCTACCGCACCAGCGAGAGGAATAGTGAGCTTCTTCAAAACAAACTTTTCATTGACGTTAAAAATCTCGCTTCGCCAAATGGTATTAAAAGTTGCAGATGTTGAGAGCTTATCTAGCCCCTTTGCGTCAGCGTCACGCCACCCCACAATCATTCTTGGTTGAATGTTATTAGCTTGCTGGACAAACTTTAAAGAACATACGTTCTGCGTTGCTCCAGCTGATGTTGAGCGAACAATGTTCTGCAGTCCTTTTGGTAGTGAGTCATTTTTACTACCATACGCCATAACCAAAGCGGTGGTTGCTGGATAGCTTGTAGCCGCACCCCATACAAGGCGTGAGCCTATAGCGTCTACTGCACCGGCAAAAGGCGGCACGCCTTCCTCTTGATAAGCGACCTCGCTAATTGTTTCACCTCCAATGTATTTTGAAAGACGAACACCGTTTGAGGCATTACCTGTCCAAACATAAAGCACACCGTTTACGTTTAGAAGAGCAGTAACCAAAGGGTCGGGCAAATGAAGCTGTCTGTAAAAAGAGTCAGTGTTCGTTGGGTCCCAGAAAAAAAGGACAGCTGAGCCTTGATTGATTGATGAGCTAGTCGTTCGGATTGCGGCGATAACCACGTCAGTGCCATAACTTTCAATATCTGTCGGATAATATCCGAACGGTAAGTCAAGGGCGTTAAATGCAGAGGGGACTGTTGTGCCGTTTGTGTCGCCCTCTATAGTAGTTTTCTTGGTGTTCATTCGATGAATGACACCTTGCCCAGTTACCACGTCCCCTATATAAGCAGAGTTGTCGGTATGAACATGACCGGGGTGATTAGGAATCTCCACACCTTGTAAAGTTGGATAAGTTGTATCAGTCAGAGCTGTCTTGCTAAACTTCGCACCCGTCCAAACGTTCTCTGTTTTCGCAATCGAAGCACCCTGATCCATACCACCATATTGAGAAATATCAGTATCTTCGCAAAGATAGTAAAAATTATTATAGAAAAATCCACCGTTTCCAGCACCTCCTGTGATAGTTATTGGAAATGCAGTCGTCGCCTCGTCAGTCGCACGCATGACGATAGAGCTATCAAAAGAATGAAGTTTACCGTCAGAGGCATAGACAACTGTATTCGCGGTTTTATTGTTAGTTAGAATCCAAAGAGGCGAGCCAGTAAATTCTACCCCTGAAAACTTCTCGTAGCGAGTCGGGACAATAATACCTGATGTCTTGGTGTTTGAGCCTACAGGTGCGTCACTATCAATACCAACAGCAGAATTATACTGCCCATTACCTGAGAGGTAGTTAGTTGAGGAAATTCCCTCTAGCACGCTTTCAATTTCGAGGTCTTTGATCATATTATTCTACTACCGAGCTCTGCTTTCATACGTTGTACACCCTCGGCATATAATCCTTTGTACAACCCTGCACGTTCTCTTTCGGGCATTATCCCAGAAAAGTACAGTTCACAAGCTCTGTACACTGATAGCGTCTGAAACTCCTCTGGGATAATTGAAGTCTGGCCTATCGTGTAAGCGGCTGAACCCCCAGAGATCGCTATGCCGTTGTACGGAGTGACAAGCGTAAGTGCAGTTGTAGTTTCTACCGAAGCAATCTCATACCAATAACCGTCACCTGTGTTACCAGTGTTCGAGTCTGTAATCCTGATAAATCGCCCCGCCATTTGCGTAGTCCAAGAAGTAGTCGCACCGACCACAGCGACCCCTGCTAGGGCGATACTTGAGATTGTCCCTGTCGTATAATCCGCAACCGACAAGTCTTTCTGTCTACGCTTGAATGAAATCGTCCCAGCGTCAGTTGTGGCACTTGCCGGAGCAGGATAGAAACTGAAAGAGTTACCGAATATGTAGACATATTCAGGAGTGTTTGATGTACTTGTTGATTGGTTAAGGGAGTCCCATTCTTCACGAGTGGTCACGACAGGGGGAGTATATTTAGTCGTGCCAATCGTAACTGTAATTGTATTCACCGTTCCACAATCTTGAGGTAGAAAATGCACATTCGCCGTATTCGTACTGAACATTCTAGTTTTATACGCAAACGGCCATGGTTTCAAGGTGAGGATTTCTCTGTCAGCTTCGTTTAATAGCGTGTCAAGTAGCGTTAAGTTATCCGCGCTTGAATCGCTTGTGAGTTTGCCTGCGAGGTTTCGTCTTAATGTGTGGGTAAGCATAAATTATATTTTAGAAAAATGCTAAGAAGTTACCTGTACCCCCTTCCTCAGAATCTGTAGATGACAATACAATTCCATTAGATGTCCATTGTCCAGTTGAACCAGTGGCATTTAATGTGTGAGCAACATTGATGGTAATCTCCCCATTTGAATCAGCAATCATCATTTCAGTTGAGGTTGCGGGAGACTGTCTTTTTGTTGTTCCGCTACCAGCCGCTATAATTAAATTAGCCGAACTTCTAAACCACGAGATGTGCCAAGTATTAGTCAGAGTAGGAGTCAGCGACTGTGAGGCAAAAGATGTACCCGATGCTTGGACAGCAGTTCCCTGTTGATGAGGTTGAGAAGATTGAGTAGCCCCAGTATAAGAAGCAGATGCAGACCATATATCTTGAGTGGGAGATACGCTAACCACCACATTATTCGCTCCAGTTGCGGGAGCAATGAGTATATAACTATACATATACCCATTCGTAGCCACCTGCTTGTTTACCTGTGACATCGAAACTCCGCCGTAAGTAACACCCGTAACGATGTCGTTAGTACCACCTGTCAGTATCCCAACAAAAAGTATACGATTTGACCCCGTACATGTGTGAGAGTATGTCAAAGATGTACTTGATGCTACCCCCCCTGATGATGCGTCAAATAATATTGCCATATATTTTTATGCTATCGCTACTATTACCCATTTACTTGTGTCGCTTCTCCAAATAAAACCCATGTTTAGTCGTGCGGTGGTTACAGTAGTTGTCGGCAAGGTGACCGTGCTTGACTCAAACTGTGTGTCATAAGTCAAAGCCCTCGCCGCCGTTCCTGTAACTGCGACAATCAGTCGCTGTCCTTCCGTGGCAGTACCCGTGGGGTTATTTATCAACAACGCCCCAGCTTGGGCGGTAACAATAAACTGGTCAAGGTTGTCTATGTTTAGAGATACACCTGTATTGGTAGTGTATGAAGTAGCAGAAAGAATACGGGCGGTTATTCTTTTGTTAGTTAGAGTGTCTGTTGTCGCTTTACCAACAAGTGTATCGGTTGAAGTTGGAAGAGTTAATGTCCCAGTATTTACTAACGTTGCACCAGTTAAAGTCACTGTCCCAGTAAAAGTAGGAGAAGCAGAAGGTGCAAAACCTAGATTCGCTCGTGTAATTTTCTTTGTCGTTCCCTCAGCAGAATCCGTAGTATCAGAAATATCAACAATCGGAAACAAGTCACCATTGGCGATTGAAGTGAGGGTAGCTAAATCGGTAAATCTTTTATTAGCCATTTTGTGTAATAAAGTTATCTCCTAATTCAGTCAGAAGCAGATCACCAGCTTGTGTCATCAAGAATCCACCCTGACCAGAAACTGCAAGCTCAATATACAAATTCGGATTCTTTTGTTTATGCTGGTACTCCATATTGTTTTTGCTCTATGACTTTAATAAAGTTCTCGCGAAGTTCGACTTTCTTCTCGCGCTCATCTATCTGATACACACGTTCGTCTAACTCATCTTGACGCTCCATCATTCCTTGAATAACCTCACGCTTTGTGACAATAACTTCTTCGATGTCTTTTAGTTCTTTAAGTAATTCTGATTTCTGTTCCTGAATCTCCTGATTAGAGATTGGTTGACTTTTAAAAATTACTTTCTTTCTCAAAAATTCAATGTTCTCAATGAGAGCTTCACGTTCTTTTTTGAGACCTGCATTGGTTTCGCTTTTAGAGAGTAGTTTCATTGTTATAATAGTGAAAACCCAGCAATATTCGCATGACACACAGCAGTTCCATCAATCTCCACACTGACCAAAGCCCCTACCGCCCCGGTTAGTGGAGTAGAAAATGTATGCTCATAAGCGAGAGTCCCCGCCGCCGTGGCCGCTACTTGAGACTGCCAAATAACTGTTGTTCCTTGTTTAACCAGAAGCAAAGCCCCTGCTTTATCACTACTAGCTGAAATATCCGTAATGTAATGAACCCTACCAGCAACACCTGCGTTAGAAGCCAAAGCAGCCGTTGCATTAGTTGCTGTTACTTGAAAAGATGTGCCTCGTTGTTGTTTTGGGTTCATGTTATTTTTTCAAATCAGCAAACTCTTCTTCCTCGACCTTTTTTGGCTTACCTGCTTTCTTTTTCTCCACTACCTGTGACTTAGCTTCAATGTCTATTGCTTCTGCTACTGATACTGGTTCGTCTGACGGCAAACATTGTACCTCTAATCCAGCTCTTGCCGTAACGTTATTTGTTAGAGTCCCTACTTTGTTTAACTCTCTATCTACAAGATGCTTTGCAAAATGTTTTGCCTTGAAGTCTTCAAGATAGATTTCCTGTCCTGCCTTAAACAAATGGGGTACAGCGTTATAGCTCCATGTAAAGTCCTCATTTGTGTAGTTTTTGAATTTTATTGCTTCCAAGTTATTTTTGATTAAGTTGATAATTTCGGCCTCGTAGCTATCTCCCGTAGGAGACAGAGCGAAGCCATAATTTGACTAGTGAATATCTAAGTAAACCATAGAGTATTCTGCTGTAATACCTGTAGCCATGTGATAACCAGCGATATTGGTAGCTGCGATGGCTGGGGCGAGAGAACCTGAAGTACCGCCAGTAAGAGAGCCAACTGCTTTACTAGCCGCACCTGTGCCTGTAAAGAGAGCCGCGCAAGGACCTGAAACCTGAACCCAACAAAAAGAACCTATTGGATAGACAGCTGTAGGAATTCCTACAATTACTCCCGTTGGTGTACCTGGGTCTATTACAATTCCGTCATAAGGATGCTTACAAACAATAATCTTTGACGAAGTTGTAAGAGCCACAACCAAAGGATCTTCAAGGGTTATAACCATACCCGCTGCTGCTGATACACCTGTATTTGATGCAATACGATAGGTGTAACCGATTCCTGGAGCTACTACTACTGACATATAACCACCAGCGACTAAGTTAGCCGCAAGAGTAATAGAGTTAGTAAGAGTAACTGTGGTTGCACCGATAGCGGCGGCTGCCACAGAATGACCGCCAGAAAGAGTTTGATTAGTCGCATCCAAAGCTGGTGACTGATAAACTCTGCCCGGAAGCGTGGCTACCGCACCGACTTTACCGTAACGGAATCCACGTCCATCGGGAGTTTCCGCATAAGCACCGAGATTGTGTTGCTGGACAGTAGAAGCTACAAGAATGTCATGTCCCACAATATGAACTGGTGTTGATAATGATGTTGACATTTTAATTTAATTTTAAGTTGATAATCCTACGCTGACACTGCTTTTATCACAGCGAAGTTGATAATGATTGCACCTGTTTCTAATGAGCCTGCTGCGACGTTACCGTTAATAACAGTGAGGCTGAATGAGCCTGCTGCTACGGCGGTAACTACCACATCGGTATTGAGCGCGACAGAGCCGGAACGCATCGAGACAACAACTACGTCACCGATAGCTACTTCGCTGTTTGTTACTACAAACACGGCTGAAGCTTCTGCTGCGAGTGAGGTGTTGACTGTCGTAATCGTTCCTGAGAGAGCGTTGACTGTTACTCCTGTAGCACGGCTCGTAAGCTGTGTTACTGAACCGCCACCACGAGAGTAGCCAATCTTTGCGCCTCCTGAGACCGCTGGGTCGTAATTTACTATGTCTATAGCCATAATATTATTTGATTAGAGCTAATAAATTTATACAGAAGTCACGCCCGTCAACTTTGCATGCCTTTTTGGATTCTGAGAGATAAGTTCACCTCCAAGATACATGTGGCCAACGATAGCCGCTGAATTTGTAGGCTTAATCCAATCACTCCATGAGAAGCCAAGACCTTCGACTTCTGAGTAATCGTTACCTTCAATGTCTTGTGATCGGTACTTCGCAGGTGAAGTCATAGCAACAGGCAAAGCGTACCAGTTGATAAAATCTTCGTTAATGAAGTAAAGAACACCTGAAGTACATTTCTCATCTGCAAGAATTGGAAAACCTTTGTAGAAAAGACCTGTAAATCCAGTACCACCAATTAAACCAGAACCTGAATTCAAACCTCGTCCCGGATCACCTTTCATCATAGACACAGACTTTGAGATTCTTTCCTGTGGTGCTAATAGTGATTCATACAGAGCAAAGATTATTTCGTTACAAAGACCTAAAGTAGGAGTCTGTGAACCAGATGCCGCTGCGTTATAAAGCGTGGACATCTTTGCAAGGCTCAAAGTACCTGACGATGCTGTAACTGTTGATTTTAGTGTTTGATAAGTTGTTCGAGAGAGTGTTCCGTATGTTCCGGCGTTTGTTCCGTCATCAACGATTGACTCTAGCCCAAGAAAATCTTTACCTCCATTTCCTGTGCCTGCGCCGTAAAATAAATTACCAATATCGTCTGCCATATCTTGCGCAGTTGAAGACATTTCAATTTTAGCCAAGTCAAGTACTTTTTCCTCTGTTGCGTTACCTGAAAGCTCATCGAGGGGAAGAGCGACAGTCATCTGATAAAACTTTGGTACAAATTCAAGATTCACACGATTGTCAGTTGCGGTGGTTGAGAATGTATCAAAACCTGCAAATGAAGTACCAGTTATATTTTTTGCATACTTTACTGGGAATTTAATTCTTTCACCACTGAATTTTGCTGCTCTTGAGAGCATACGTGAAGCGAAAACGTTTGAGCCTAAGATTGAATCCACCAACTTTGGTACCAATTTACTCTGAGTCAGAGTCGTTACGCGGGTTCCTAATGCTGCCATTTTATTTTATAAATTAATTATTAAAGCTGATTCCATGTTTTGCTTCGAGCCTCGGCTGTGGTCATATAATCTTTAACCTTAGCTCCACCCGAAGTACTTTTATTGATCGTATCTGCGACTTGTTTACGAGCATTTGATTTTTCAGGATTGGATTCATTAGGTTTTATAGTCTCAAGAATCCGTAGCCCCGCTTGAAAATCAAAGTTTCCAGCTTCATCAGTCGGGCGGTAATCAAGCATGACTTTCATAAGCTCGTTTCGGTCAAACTGGTTAGTAGATTGAAGTTTTGTAACCTCATCAGCTACCCATTTATCCCAGTATTTAACCTCCTCTTGCTCTTGAGTCTTTTGAGATTGCTGTTCTTCAGCAAGCTCATACTTAATCTCATCACGACGACCCTTGTCATACTCGCTATATTTATCCCAAGCCGTTTGATCTTCACCAAACATTCCCCGGAACCAATCAGGAATATCTGATTTTGTGTCTGTAACAGGAGGAATCTTTGTCTCTAATTCCTTTTGATAAGAGTCAAACTTCCCCTGCCATTCTGCGTTTATTTCCTCCCTTAAATTATTAGCCCTTGCTTCCCAACGTTTGTTAAAAGGTTCATCTTCGTTGTCAGTATTAACGCCCTGATCTGGCTTAACCTCTCCTTCTTTCTTTTCGGGTTGCGACTCCGCAGGAGTTTCAGTCTCCCTGTTAAGTTGAGCAAAGGGATCGTCCCCTTCTTTCTTAACGTCCGCAAATGCTTCGTTTGTTTCTGACATATTTTTCCACAGACTTCTTGTTTATTGTCGCGGGTCGAGAAACGACATACTTAATTATTTTATTAATTTCTCTATTGATTTCTTTTGCTTCGGCTTAGCATTTTGTCTCGCCTGTTCCTCGTCAAACGCGCGATTTAATGCATTTACTCGATACCTAAACAAAGGATCACTCTCGTTTCCTGCATCAGGTTTACCTGCTTCATCCTCTTCTCGTGTGCGTTTATACGTATTGTTTTTATTTTTATAAAATTCATAGAAATCGTTACTCACTTTTCTCTTTACCCCGCTAATCGCTCTTGACGGAGCAGAAAGCACATCTGATGTCACGTCAACAACTTTGTCTTTCGTTCTTTTTAATGCGTCTATAATTTGTTTTCTCATGGTTGTTTTACTAAATTTGCAAATTCGACCTTTTCAAGCTCTCGGTCTTGCTCTTCCTCCGCAAGATTCTGGTCTTGTCCTAACTGTTCCTGTTGCATGACTTGTTGCTGTTGCATCTGCTGTGCCTGCTGTGCCTGTTGCTCTGCTAACAAGTCAGGAAAGAGCTGTATCGGGTCTGCTTGCCAGAGATACAACTGCTTCGCTGCTTCTCTAGGATTAGGAAACTCAAGGCGTGTAAAGAACGTAATAGGGTCAATGCCTTGTTGTGCCCACAATTCAACTGCCTCACCACGTTGGCTAGCTGGGTCGCGAGGGACCATTGAGCCTTCCTTTACCCCAATCGTGAGTTTCGAGGTGAACTCCGAATTGACAAGAGTTATGTATTCCTTTGCTCGCTCGACCCCTACAACAGAAGCCGCATGAGGCTCATCGTAGTAGACATACATAAGCTGAACGAACCAATTAAAGACGCGATCTGAAAACTGCTCTAAATAAGTTGATACACCTCCACCAATACGGTCTGCGTCTTGACCCTTAATAATTTCCTTTCCACCGAGCGTCTGCTCCCTGATTGTTCCCTGAGGAGTAGAACCACGCACTCCAAACAAATCACGGAGTGAGTTTTTATAATCAAGTAATGATTCGTATATAAAATTAGGTAACGGCTGTGCGGGTAATTCCTTAATCGCAGCATTGACATCGCCTGTTGGGACCCAAAAGGCTGCACCCTTACGTCGCTTATGTGCCGCTTTCATGGCCTGTTCTTCAGTAAACGCATCGCCGGACAAGGCTATACCGTTGTTTGCATTGTCTGCGTTCATGTCTATCTGCGCCAGACGCTTATTCACAAGGTCTTGAAGTGGTAGATTCTGCTGTATTAGGTTCGTGTCGTCATGTGGTTGTTTACCGAGATTGAAAACAGACAGGAAAACATACGGCATTTGCGGAGAATTGAAGTGATTGTTGCCCTTAATAGGAACGGTCTGCATTGTTTGCTGTCCAAATTCGTCAGTAATAGGTTGTTCTTCTTCTGAATCATAATTCCAATGAGGATTTTTGTTCTTACCAAGTACCTCGTTATCAAGTGTCCAAAAAACATATTCATTAGTAGTCCACATGATATAGGACACTTTTGTACCCATATTGTCCTTTACTTTGTCCTTAATAAATTCAGCTTTCTCTGGGAATCTTAATACCAAATCACTTGCCATATCATCGAGGTATTCTCCTATGTAGTAGCCATCGTATTGGCAACCGTCAATTGTAGAGTTTGTATCAAGGACAAGTTTTGAAGCACGAATCGCTTTGCATGTAATATCATTTTCAACTACACTCCAGCCAACTTTTATAACGCCAAGCAAATGAAGCGCCCAGTACCGGGCGACTTGCTTCATTTTTAGATTGAATGACAAGTTATCAGCAACATACAAAATCATTTTGCGAACCTTGTCTGCTAGTGCGTTGCCCTCCTCTGTATTGTCAGACTCAACTAATGGCTCTGCTTTCGCTCTAGTAGCAATAGGCAAAAATGTTTCTAATGATTCAAAAATAAGATTATCAACAAGGGGGCGTTCATTGTCACTACTCTTGTTTGGATTAAACTGCTGTCCGAGCCAATAGTCTTCATTGACCTTTTGTTTCTTTTCTATTTCAACTTTGTACGGCTCCCAGTTCTTTATCCAGCTTTTCTTTAGAGCGATAAGTTCCTCATCGCTCATCTCCAAAGTAAGCTCAGGGAGCAACGCTGAAACTAAATCGTCGGGCTTACCAACTTTATTTATGTCCTCTGAAAGTGTGTTATATCCTGATGTTAAGGGCATTTTATATATAAAAAATAGCGACCCTTTAATGGGTCGCCTCCGTTGTCTGGTAGGGCGTAACTAACGCTCACATTATCACACAGAAAGCAACAAACTCTATGGGGACAGCTTAGCAAAAAACAATACTTGGTTTCTGTCAACTTTCACGAGGCGACCCTCAAGGTTGAAATGCAAGACTACTGACCCACTTTGCGTATCGAAAATTTTATTATCAGACAGTATTTTAAAAGCGTCTTGATTTTTGCGAAACTCCAAAAACAACGTCGCGTCTACATCATTTAAAATTATTGTGTTCATACTGTTCTCCAATCTTCTAACTCACGTTCTGGTAAATCAAACTTTGGCTTGTAAGGCATCGAATCACTCACGATAGGACTTGATACACGATACTCGTTTGGCTCACCAGTGAATATCTTACCACCATCGTTGCGGAATTTGTCCATGCCGACGCGCCAGTACAAACTTGCATGTGCGAAATGATCCATACCGTTCGAGGTTTCCCACCTAGCTTGTGGCACACCAAGCGTGTCTAACTCTGTAACCTTATAAAGTGTAGCAAAATGACTTTCAAATTCCTCCCAGTCGTCCTGCGTACCTTGAAGTGGAATTTTCTTATTAGCAAAATCATCAATGACCATTTGCAAGCCTCGATTACGGTCTACTGTTACGTTGCCAGCTTCGAGCCCTGAACCCCAGCGAATAATCTGATAGGTTTTGCGGTCTCTAGCGTAGTGACATAGGAATACTCGACCCGGATACTTCTCACGCAACCGGCGAGGTTCTGTGAGGTCTGGTAATGCGTCAATGACTGCTATTGACCTTTCATACTGCCCCAAGAGCTTTTCTATAGTTTCCCACGTATGCGTTACTCCCGCGTAGAACAATCCATCTTTGTTGCCGAGCACATAATGTTTTTTGAGTCCACTATCGCAACCGATGACGACTCGCTCCTGATTATTAGTATCGCTATTACAATTCCTATAAATAATATCAGGAGTGACTTGGTTTCCTTCGCCAACATACGGTAGACCGAGGACAAAGTTTGCAAAGTATTCTGCTGATTTTGTTTCGTGATAATTTATTATTTCATCGGCCGTTACCCACGGAGCCATTAGTAAACTTATCCAGTAGCCGGAGAACTCACGATTCTTATACTTTTGAATCCACCAACCAACTCTTCGCTCCTCTCGTGATAACCCTTTGCCACACTCCTTACAAACAAACTCTCTTCGTTCAATATTGATACTTTTAGGCCACGAAAGGAATTGTTCCTTGTCACAACCGCCACATTTGATGAACCAATGCTTTTGGTCACTTTTATTCCAATACCGAGATACTCCATTCCCTTCAACAGAAGGATTCGAGAAATGCCACTCCCATTTGTATTTAGAGTGTTGGAGTCGGGAAGCATATTGTTGGATAACGCTTTGTTTCGAACGGTCTTCTTCGTCGTGAATATTGAGGTCACTGGAGACTGCGATAGCCGCTTTTTCTGTCCACGTGCCTCGGTAGTAGATAATGTTGTCACCGACTTGTTTTTGTTCAACTGAGTCTTTATCCTTGACATACTCTAATAATACAGGGTTTTGATTTATAATGCGATTAACCTTTCCACCTACGAAATCCTTAACATCATTCGCTGTTGGCATTGTGTACACGCAATCAAAATGTTTATGCTTCGCGAGCCACAAAGATTTTAGAATCGCCATCGTAGAAAATCCAATCTGAGCCGCCTTATAGCAAACTAACTTCGGAGATTGATCTGCGTAAATATCATATAGAAACAAGTGGTCATAAAAGTCTAACGACACTCCACCTTCATTTTTTATATTATGATCTCTTAACCACTTTATAATATTAGTCTGGTTTTCCTTTAGCATAAATTTCCCTAGTACGCCTCATGTATTCCTCATCAAGTGCCTTTAATTCAATATTGTCAGTCAAACGAGCTTCCACAATGAGATTTAATGCACTTGTTTTCTCTGGCGCGTATGAACCCTCAACCTTAAACACTTGGTCAGTCGCTTTTAGTCGAGCGTTTGGATCAGTTTCAGGGTTGTACATAATTTCTTGTACAACGCTCTTCGCACCCTGTTCGGAAAAACCAAGTTCATTAAGAGCTTCAACAACTCCAATCTGTTCAATTATTTTTTGTGGAACCGACATAGCAGATTTCAAAGCGTAGCCAGAGGAAACAAGAAGCTCACGTTTATTCTGTGGCTTTTCACGTTTCAAATTTTTGACTATTTGTCTAGCTAGATTTTTTTGAAGCTCCGTCGACATTATTTACCACTCAATATGATTAGCCTCCTTATAACTTCGCGTCGCCTCGATAGCTTCTGCCTCTGTTTTAAAATAGCCAAGAGGCAACATGCGTCGCCCCTCCGGGGGCTTCACAGCGTACAGAGTTTCTCCATTAACTTCTTTTGTTTTTACTTGCTCCATGATATTTATTAAAAATTCTTGCTGTTGCGCCACTGGGTTGTGCGGTGTCCCTAACGTGCGTCTTCACATATTCACTGTTATCTATTCTACCATTCTTATCCTTTTTGATAACCAAGCGATGCTTACACTCCTTACATACCTCAACTTGCCCATCGTTATTCGTAGAAACAACAGCATAATCGTGATGGTGCATTATTTTTCTACTCCTAGTATATCCTCCGACTTAATAAAGTGATATTCCCTATCATCAATCTCAACCGAACTCAGCGCGTATAACTTGAGATAAATCAAATCCCCCTTTTTAACAATATCTACTTGTGGATCAAGGGCTATGACTTCTCCTTTCTCTAGTCGTGCGTCATTGTCCGTAGCTAAAATAATACCACTCTTTGTTTTCTCCAACTTAGAGATCTCAACTAAAACATAATTATTTAACGGCTGTATCATTTTAAATTATTTATCCAAGTTTCTAATTCCTCCAACTGTGGTTCAAGAATCGAGCCTTTAGGTTTAAGCACCGATTCAACCTGATTGATTTTTCTCTCAATAGCTTTCTTTTGTTTGAGTAGCACATACACACTCACCAGCACCACAAGGATTGCGAGAAGAAGTCCAATAACAATTCCAAAACTAAAGAATATCATGTGTCCCAAAAAGTTTACCACAAATACAAATATAATACCTGCAACATTTCGGATTGGTGCAGAGTGGTTCTTTAAGTTTAGGATTAGGGTGTGCGACCGTAGGAAAATCACAACAGCCCTTAGACTCGTCATATCTTCTTAGCCACTCACGGCATATTTTACGCATTACTTATATTATAGCTCATAGGGGGATAATGAGGTGATTTGTTGTCCACAAGGGGATAAAGCGGAAAATCTGCCAGATGACGATTTTATATTGTTAGCCATATTTTCTTTGCTCTGCCAGATGCTCTGCCAGATGAAAAAAAGCATCTGGCAGAGCAAATAACACTAACCTTAGCCATATTTTGTCATTCTGCCAGATTGCCAGATGAAAAATCCATTTCTGAAACCCTATATAGAAGGGTTATATATACCCCCCCGGGGGGGAGACATATATATATAATATTAAACTATTATTTTTATCTGGCAGAGCTGGCAGAATGGTAAACCGTCTATATTATTAGCCATATTTTGTCTGCCAGATGAAAAAAAAAGCCTCTGGCAGAGCTGTCTTATCTGGCACACATACCAAAAACACCCCTCTACCTAGCAAAGCTAGGCAAAGTAGGGTGTTTGTTGGGATCACATAAAAAAACAAATTTTTATGCTTCATCACTTTACCATTTTTTTTACCTGTGGACAGGGAACATTGATTTTATTTTTTAACGGTATAATAAATCTCATGATCACTAATAAAAACAAAATAAAATGCAAAATGATTTCATAAAGAGATACCAAGACGCAGGATATTCCTTTTTCAATACATGTTGTTCAGAGAAGAAAGTATTTACAAAGTGGACAGAGTTTCAAAATAGAAAACCAACAGAGCGAGAAATTAAATTATGGCTTTCTTCCTCGATTCAGAATTATGCAATTGTTTGTGGTGAAATTTCTAACATCGTTGTATTTGATGTTGATACAAAAAACGACGGTGACCCGACACCTTTTTTAAACCGTGGTTTCTTGGAAATCAGAACACCTTCCGGGGGGTATCATTTCTACGCACTCTACAACTCACTCTTAAAATCTACAAAGCACAAAAAACAAGAACATAAAGGAATTTTAAAAGCTGTTGATGTTCAATCAAATGGCTCAATAGTTTTTGCTCCACCAACAGTCTTTAAAAATGGAACTTATAATATCGTCCACGATGCCCCCCTTATCTCAGTCCCCGAAGACCTACTCATTGAAGTTCTTAACGCTCTTGAGCCAGAGAAAGAATCAACCGAATACACCCCATTTACCCCTCGCAAAAGCTCTGAAATGGGGCGTCCCGGCGATGTATTCAACGCATTGGCATCTTGGGACGATATTTTACTCCCCCTCGGCTGGTCGCGTCTAGGTCACTCAGGCGACACTCAGTACTGGCGACGCCCTGGGAAAAAAGAGGGTATATCCGCTTCGACGAATTGGAAAAATTACGGCCTATTCTTTCCATACACAACCTCTGTCGAGGGGCTAGAGCAATTAAGGGGCTATACGAAGTTCAACCTATACGCCACGCTAAAACACGGTGGAAATTACCGCGAGGCCGCGAAGCACCTTGTCATTGAAAATTACAGGATCGCTAACAAACTAATATGAGTAAACTTCTTCCTAAAAATAAGTTTTACACAAAAGCTAGTTACTTGCTTTCAAGAGATACCCCTAAGAATGTTGTTTATGAATTAGTTAATGAATACGAAATAACCAAAGAAGAAATTGACGAGTACTTCAAAACAAAAACAAAATCAAAAGCAATTTCATCCGCACTTTTCTCTAGTAAAGATGAGCAGGCGATGGTCTATAACCTTCTTGACTCAAAGTTTATTGAAGAAAATCCCAATGTCGTGACTTTGCGATACGGAGACAACATATTTTTCCATGAATATACAAATGGCGTATACGTCGCTGTTTCTGATAAAGACATGTACAACCGCGTTGATGAACTTATGGCCAGTTACGCCTTGTTCGACTACCGAACATCGAAAAGAAAAGTGCTTGATACCATAACGAGAATCGAGGCCTTGTTATCAAGAACTCCAAAAAGAAATTTTAGAGATTACGATGTTGCCCGTTCAAAGTGGTACTTAAACTTAAAAAATGGGCTTTTGAATGTTGAAAATTTCACTCTACATGCTCATACTCCTGATTATTTTTCTACAAGCCAGACTCCTTTCCCTTTCGAGCCAAGTGCTAAATGTCCATTGTTTGAGGAATTTATACAAACTGTTTCAAACCAGACTCTCTCCGCAACTCAGATGATCCAAGAAATGTTTGGGTATTGTATACTATCCGGCAACCCGAAGCACAAAGTGTTCTATCTTTACGGTGATATTGCAAGGAATGGAAAATCAACTACCGCTAAGATTCTTTGCGGTCTTATTGGTTGGGGAAATGTATCTACACTTTCATTAGCCCAAATCGCTGGAGAAAAATCATCTATTCTTATGTCTCTCTTAGGTAAACAATTAAACTTTTCTGATGAAGTCTCCTCGAAATATGTTGATTCATCCCGGCTTACTTCAATGTCGTCTGAGGGTGTTGTAGAAATTGACCCTAAATTCAAAACAAGTTTTTTGCATGTTGTAAAAGCTAAATTTATAATTGCTTGTAACGATTTGCCTGTGTTTAAAGAATCGCAAGGTATGAAACACCGGATGATCTCGATTCCCTTCAGCTACCATATTCCTGAAAAAGATCGTATCGACAGGTACGACCAGATTCTTCTTGAAAAAGAAGGTGCTGGTATTTTAAATTGGGCGATTGCTGGAGCGAAAATACTTAAAGAAAGCAAGATGTTCAGTATAAACGAAGAAAGTGCCGAAGACATGAGCGACAATACTCATCAAAGTAATTCAGTCTACGCCTTCCTTGAAATGGAATATACCTTTGATAAAGCGTACACAAAAAATAATGACCCAACTGAATTATATGGCGAATATGATGTTAAAAATAATGTCGGCACTGGCTATCGTTGGTTCTGTCAGCGTAAGGGCGTATTTCCAAAATCAGAGTTCAACTTCAAAAAAGAATTAAAAAGATTCGCAAGAGAAACAGGAAAAATTGAGCAGGTTAGAGTGCAAAATGAAAGATGTTATGTTGGGCTTACTCCTAAAAAATTAGCCATTATAAATGATGAATTTGAAAATATATGAGAATAGACATGGAAATGGCGGAGAAAATAATGACATACGAGGGGTTTAAAGAGGCTAGGAAAGTTCTGAAAGAAATGCAAGGTGACACTAAGATATTCATTGAGTATCTGGAGGCAAAAAGAATTGATTTTGTAGCTAAAAAAAAAATACCAAAGCAAAAAAGTTTGATGTAATTCCTATCCCCACCATACCGTTTGCAAACAGTATGCAAGTACGCTATACTTTAAGTGTTGTACAAATATTATTCACTAAGCAACATTCAATATATGACAAAGAAAATAGAAGGTGACATTTTTAGTGATTACAAGAAAGACACCCTCACACGCCCCCGTGATCTCGCATGGAGCAACTGGGCTAGGTTTGAAAATGTAGGTGACAAATCACAGGGCTATATTCGCGATGTGTTTTATCGCGCGGCTGACGGTAAGTTTAAAGAACAGCGTGGTATCACTCTTGAACAGCAAGACGGTAAAATGATAAATGTTGGAATTAAAAGACTTTCGTTCATTCTCTCTCAGACAGACGATCTTCGCATTGGCGATCCTTTGACTGTAGAACTTATCGAGCTTAAAGACCCTGCTGAGAAGGGCTTGAATCCAACTAAGATTTTTGGATTTTACGGAAAGAAACTAACAACAGAAGGCAAGACTGTTCTTGAACTTGATACAGAAGACCAAGCAAAAGGCGGCACAGTGCCACCTGTAACAGACATTACTCTCGACGAGGCTTTTCCTAGCTAGTTTTTATATAGGTCGCACGCGTACAACCGTGCGTCTTATTATGAAAGTTATATATAACCTACCAAAGAAATATTTGTCGTACAGTCAAATGTCCTTGTGGCAGAGTAACAGGGAAGGGTATCGACAACGCTACTACTTCGACGGTCCGTCATTCGTGACTCGTGAAATTTTATTCGGCAAAAGAGTCGCGCATATGCTCGAAAACGGAATCAAAGACCCTGTCCTTGACCGCGTGCCACGCTATAAGCTCATGGAACACCGTATTGAGGTCAAAGTAGGTGGTGTACCCTTTCTCGGTGTCCTAGACTCATTCTCAAAACAACGCAAGGCAATCGTTGAGTATAAGACAGGTAAGGAAGCGTGGAATGACTTACGTTGCGCAAAAGCAAACCAACTCGTTATTTACTCGTTACTCACGAAGGTCAAATATAAAAAGGTCGACCCGTGGGTGCGCTTGGTATGGATCGAAACGAGGGACGGAAAGGAGACTAGGGAATTTGGCGGCCACACGCTTATCGGCAAGAATAATCAGATTGAGTTCACCGGCAAAATTCAAGTGTTCAAACGTCGCATTTCAGAGTGGCAGAGGGCAAAAATGCAAAAACAAATTATTAAAATAGCAAAGGAAATATCAGATGACTACACCAAACTTAAACAAGAATGTCCGGAGCTATTTCAGCAAACTGGGGAAGCTCTCGCACAAAAAGAGTCCGAGAAACAAGACGTTTTATCAGGAGTTACAAAAGATGTCAGTTATCAGAAGAAGGGTTAATAAAAAAATCAATGAATCAAAAACTACTAGCGGAATACGTTAAGCTCGAAGCAGAGTTTAAGGTGATTGAGGAAAAGAAGAAAGTTTTACGCGAATCTATTTTAAACAATCTAAAAGACAACAACCTCGAAAAGATAGAAAGCGAAGTCTTTGGCACATTTACCGTCGCTCATAAAACGTCATGGAAGTATTCTTCTGCCGTTACCAAGCTCGAAGAAAAGGTCAAGATCGCAAAGAACAAAGAGCAAGAGAAAGGCACCGCTAAGGCCGTCATAAGTAACTATTTACTTTATAAGGCAAATGCCATTACACCCTCATCAAATTAAGTTCGCAAAAGGCTACAAAGACAAAGCCTTTGTCGTCCACGAAGGAGGCACAGGTAAGACAATTTGTGCGTGCGTGTGGCTGAAAGACGGGCGAGATAGTGATGCCTTGGTCGTTGTCCCTAAAAGAGTGATTGAGAAGTGGCGAAAGGAAATGAAAGATTGGGGAACGAAAGCTACTGTTGTTTCTATGGATTCTGAATTTAAGAATTTGCCTATCAAAAAGTGGTCAGCTTTAGTAATCGACGAAGCCGACGAGTTCGCCAGCCCACTTTTCATAAAAGGTCGCTCTAAACGTTCCGAGTGTTTGTATAATTTGATTAAAGCGTACCCAGATGTTCCTACGTTTCTCGCAACAGCTACGCCCATACGATCAAAATCATGGAATTTACACACTCTTTTATGCTTTCTAGGAATTTATATAGACTGGA